TAGTGTTGGTTTTACGGTTTCTGCTATACTTCCACCTTCAGCGGTACCACCCAAGGTAGTATTACCATTGGTAGTATTCAATGTTGGTTTGGAAGTTATGACCCTCCATCCAGATTTATCCCAAGGGTATTTTGGGAGAACTCCGAATGCGTTGGCTTCAAGGTTTAACTGAGCCCATGCGTATGCACCAAAGATGGCATTGAATGTACCAGCAGTTGATGTAGTTATAGGGGCATCAGCCTTTCTCAACAAATTTCGGTTGTATCCATAATGAAGTGCCTCAAGTTCGTCTATTGTTCGTATTTGAGTCATTTTAATATGTTCCTACTTCGTCGGAAGTTGGTCGATAGTATTTGCCGGCAAGAATGTTTTGTGCAACCTGACTTAATCCTTCGAATCCATTTGCTCTAGCATCTTTTAGGATTGGACTGTAGTCTTTTCCAGAAGATTTCTCGATTGTTTCGAGTGCTGCATTTGGTCGTGGGGTTTCAGTTGTAAAAGTGTGTGATGCTTTGTTAACTAGGGATTTTTCTTGCATAGCAAGATTTCCTTTGTCTCCTTCTGGTTTCTTTTCACCGGATTTATCATCATCTAAACCAGCTTGTCGCGAGTTCGATTGATAAGTGTCTGGTGCTTTTACTTCAGCTCCTATGTCATCTTTATCAGAGACTTTTGGGACTAAAGGCAAATCAGTTGGTGTCTCTAGTGCTTTAATGCGGTCACCTAGGGATTTTTGTCCGTCGATGATTGCTTTAAGTTGCACTGAGATAGCATCGAAAGCTTTATTTTTGTCTTCGACTTCTTCTTCAGTTTTTTCAACTTTAGGTTCTTCGTCGACATTTTCAGCTTTAACTTCTTCTTCAGGCTTCTTTTCTAATTCGTTTGCCATATTACTATCAGATTCTTGATTTTCGTTCTTTATATAGTTTTCCTCATTTATATCCTTTTCCTTTACTTCAGATACCTGTGCAATGTCATCAGCTCCCTGTTGGGATGTATTATAACCACCCAGTCCTCTTAAACCACCGTCTGGTTGGAGTAAATCTTTTTTCTTCTGCCTTTCTTCTGCACTTAGATAAGGATCTTTTTCTTCCTCTTTAAATTCTTTTGGTTGTGGTGCACCATTTCCTTGCCATTCTTCCTTAACAGCAACATTCCTTCTACCTGATGAACCATCTTCATTTACGTCTTGATTATACATTGAATGGTTGTTTCCATCCGTCTCTACATCTGAGTTACCTTCAGATGTCAAACCTTGTTCACCTGTTTCTTCATCTGGTTTAGATTTTACAAATGAACCTACTATTTTTTCTGCTTGTTCTTTTGTCTTGCCATCTGCTACTAACTTTGATACCTTACCATCAAATGTATCTTCCTCTGATAGGTCTGCATCTTTGTTAACGTAGCAACCATATTTGTCACATTTAATTAACATTTTACCATTTCCTATATCTTCTCCCATAGTTGAAGCCTTTGCGAGTGGATTGTAGTCTGTGATCAATGCTAACGGTACTGCCGGATCTGCACATACTGCTACTTCATAATGTTCTAGGTCACCTAGAGTGTAAGCTATACTTCCATCTTTCATTCTAATTGGTTGTCTGTCTGCTTTAGTTGCACCACCAAATGATAATCCCTTGTATTCACCTGATTTTATTTTACCCCATATATCATTATCTAATTCATAATTTTTATGAATCTTTCCTGTAATTTTAATTGCTGGTAACATTTCATCATCTTCACCTTTAAGTTCAATCCTTGCAAAATTAATACCTTTACCAACAACCCGGTTGGAATGTGTATCAGTAATTGGTGCTCCTCTATCCATCCATATTGGAAGTACCTTCATTAATTCATCAGTGATTGTTATTTCACCTTGTTTATCTTTCATCTGGACAGTAAGAATGCCCTCAAAGAACCTATCATCAGTATCAGTAGGAACAAGGGATTTCGTTACCAATGTTCGAAAGAACAAGCTGCCCATATAAAATAAGTACCTTATTTACTTATAAAGTTTTATAAAAAGATAAAAAGTGGTGTAAAAACACACTAATTATTGATTTAATTTCTTTGCTTTGGTGACGGCATAATCAACAGAAAATCCTGCTGTTAGACCAATTAGGATTAATCCTAATGTATCAATTCCAGACAAAGCGATCGTTTGAGCTATAGCAAGACCTGCAAATCCAGATACAATTACTGCACCAAAGAATTTTTTGATATCATAAGTTTCGTCTGAACCTAGGAATCCTCTGATGGTGTTTAGTACTGCACCTGCACATGTGGCTATTACTACTGCAAATAAGGCTTCAACCATAGACATAATCCGCTGAAAAGTTGTATTTAAAGTTTCATGGACAATTTAGTCATAAATGATAAATATCTAGTCTTTTAGTAGTTCTTTTACTAAATCATCTAGTTCAGAATTTGCCTCTTCTGGATGTAATCTATTTGATTGTCTATCAACTGCTTTAGCTAAAATAATTAATGTTTTCTGCAATCTCTGTACTGTTTCACATAAATCTTTTTGTGTATTACTCATTTTTCTAAAGAATGCAAATAATCCACTGCCCATACCTATAAGAGCAGCTAAAAGTAACGGTTCTAGTATAGATGTAAATACTTCCATATATTTAAACCTACCCCATTATATTTAAATATTATAATTATTTATCTGTAATAGGTACGAGGTATTTTTCTCTTATCATTCCCAACAATACTAGAGGATCATCTTCTAACATTTCAGAGAAATCCTTATCAATCTGGCTAGCTTTGAATCTACCACATGCATAACATACATATACGATGTTAGTGTTGTCAGTATATCCAAATTTTTTGCTTCCACATTCACAATCTATCATGTCTTCCATAGATTTGGTACCAATCATTTATTAATAAGTATTAGGTTTGTTTTGTATGGCATCAGGATTTCACATATATGAAAGTTTAACAGAATATGAACGTATTTATGGTATGTTTGCAAAGAATCCAATGCACCAAGTTGGTCTAATAGACATGTTTATCAAGGGTAACAAACTATGGATAGTCACAAATACTAGTAAATTAACCGAAAAACCTGAATTAAGAAAGACAATAGTACATTTTAGGAATGGTTCTGCTAAAGATTATATGGAAGGTGACGAAATTTGTATAACTTTTGACAAAATTAGGTACAATTCTTGTAAACAAATATTAGAATTATATCCCAGATTCCTAAGAAAACCATTAATGTCTATAAATGTGGGTAGATTTTATGGAGAAAAGGTTAAAGGTAAGAAGAAAGTTAACTATGAGTATAGGTTTTATGATTTGATAAGAGATAGAGTGAACTTGGTGTTGGAGGAATAATCAAATGTTAGGGTTTTTTAAGGTCATTGAATTATTAAAGGAGACCAATCAGAGGTTAAATAATATAGAAGTGTTAATGGAATTTCTATTAACTCCCCCTGATTTAAAACAATATATGATAGACAAGAAAAAACGAAATGGTAAGCCTATTTCCGATAAGACTTAGTTTCGCCAGAACTCATTATCTTCATCCAATCTTTACCATGTTTCTTTCTCATGTTTACCCAGAATGGATCAACTTTAAACATACCACCCTTTTTATTGTATTCTTTTGTTACATTTGCTATTCGTCGGTGGCAGGTTCTACAAAATCTACCATTGACTTGTTCAATTTTAAATTTATACACACCACAGAAGAAACATAAACCGTAATGTTTCTCCGTAATCTTGGCTAATAAAGGTTCACGTCCACGCTTTCCAGCACATTCACCACATATATCGGCTATTGTAGCTGCCGCTACATCAACCTTCATACATCCTAAACATACAGCCTCCTTGTAATTATCAACTCTGGTGAATTCATCCTTTTGATGTTTATCCCAAAGTTTCTTTGTAAGGTCGTTTGCGTTTTTATTAGTTCCTAATTTAGTTGGCAATACCTACATCCTTTTTGATGTTCAATATATCTTTATGGCATTTTGTAAGTGCTGTTATGATTGAACTATGTTCAGTATTCTTTACTGCAAATGCAATGTCACCAAGTAGTGATTGTATAATACTGGATGTCTCGTCTACCTTTGGTAATATCTCTTTCTTGCCTATTGGAGAGTTTAC